CGGCGTGCGCACCATCGAATCGCGGATCGCCTGCCACGCCTGCCGAAAGACGCTCGTGGGCGTCCCGTCGCCGTCCGCGATCACCACGCCTGCCGTCAGTGGTTGAAGGCTCTGCGGCATTCATGCAGCCTCTTCCGTGTTGTTCACCCATGCATCGAGCACACGAATCGGCACCGGGTCCGACCACACCACGCGCGCCACGTCGTCATAGGCCGACCCGAGCCGCGTCCAGAACACCCGCTTCCGGTACTGCCCCACACGCCCAATCCCCGCCTGCCGCTGATTGCCAAACGTCTGCCCACCGTCCTTGGACATCTGCAGCATGGCTTGCGGATCACTGCCTTGCCCGCTCTGCGTCCCGAGGCCCACATCCATCAGGAGTTCAAGGCGATCGATGGGATGGCGCTTGTGTTCATCGACCAAGCCCGAGGACTGCCGGAGGCGCCGGATCCCATTCCCGCTGCGATCCGTAGACACGGTCGGATCGAGGCGCCAGATCGTGCCCGACGTGCGATCCCCGACGAGCGGCCAGCCGAAGCAGTCCGCGAACGCCCGCGGCGCCCACACGTCGTACTGCCCCGTGCCGGTATTCCACTCCCCGCGGTGCGCCCAACTCGCGCCCTCCAGGTCATACGTGAGGCTCGGCGTGTCAATGTCCGTCCCCGTCACGGAGGGGAAGGAAAACGTGACCCACGTATGGCCGTTGTCCGCGGTGAGGATCGCTTCGGCGTTGCTGATGCTGAAGGAGCGGCGAAACCGCGAGAGTTCCGTATTGATCGCGTAAGTGCTCGTGGTGGTCGGCTTGCCGCCAGCGCTGAGCACGACACGTAGGCCGCCCTTTCCGAGTGACAACCACGTATTCCCGTACGGCGTCACGCTATAGGCGAACGGCGCCGCGATGCCGTACAGCCCGGTCAGGCCATCCAAGACCGCGAAGGGCTGCGTGCCCTGCCCGGTGTCGTACCGGACCTCGAAGGTCTCGGTGCCGAGCAACCACACGAGGCTGTTTTCGTCTACAAACATCGCCTGCCACGGATCGGCAAAGAGGCTCCGCTGCATGAACGTGGCGAGGCCATAGGTGGCCATGTCGTTCAGGTCCGACAACTGCACATAGCCCGTGGTCGGGTTAAACGCCAGCCCGTAGCCGTGCGAGTACGCGAGATGTGTATAGCCAGCCGTCAGGGCCGTGGCGCTCAGCGTGTTCGTCGCCAGCGCGAAGCTGTAGACCGCCCCGCCGGAGCAGATCCCGAGTTGGTTGGCGACGACGCCGTTGTACGCAAACTGCGCTGGGGTGCCGTCCTGCACCACCGTGCCGCGACTGACGGCCACCCCGTTGCTCGGAAACTCCCAGAGCGTGTTCCCGATCACCGCGAAGAGGCGCCCGTTCGCCACCGTCATCGCGCGTGTGCCGGTCGTCGTGACGCCAGAACTCCACGCGGTATACCCCGGCACCGGATAGAGCGCCTGGGCGGTCTTCCCGCCCTTGCCCTGCATCTGCTCGACGTACAGATTGATGGTCCGTTCGGCGTCCTGCACGATGCTGGAGCCGGGATACGATCCGCCGATAAACCCAGGCCACGACGGCATCAGCGCAAGCGCCTAGTTCTCCAGTCGATGTCGCTGGGACGCGAGAAGTTCAGCCCGGCGTCTGCCGTGACAATGCGCGGTTCCCGGTCGTTATTCCCGAAGATAACCGCCCGCGCGTTCCCGGCCCGCTTCGCCAGTTTCGCGGAGACGGACTGCCCTAGGCTCTCCGCGACGTCTTCGGCCACGGTCAGCTCCAGCGCCTCCTGATAGCCGGGCGGCATGGCGAACGTGTCGGTCTGGGCGACGGCGGCGAGGATGGTTTCGTACCAGATGCGCGTGCCGTAGGCGGTAGACGGCACGCCGTAGAAGTACATCCGCCCCAGCGGCCAATCCGGCTTGTAGTACACATCGGTCGGCACGGATTCCGTGACCGCTGGCGTCGGTTGATCCTGATACCATGCGGCATCGCGGACGTTCACCGGGATATAGACCGAGCTGCCGATGTTGATTTCAACGGACAACAGGCGCACAGGGCGCACCGTGATATTCAGATCACCAGAGGGGCCGATGGTGTGCGGCGACTGACTCGCGGTGAGCGTGAGCGCGGTACTGAACGCCTCGCTGTAGACCGCGCGCTGATTCGCATTCCACGAATCAAGGCGGCGGTTGAACAGGTAGAGCCCGAGCGCCATGTTCTCCGGCTCAAGGGACTCCCCGGCCCGCGCCACGCGAACCTCGACAAACGACTGGGTGACCATCTCAGAGATGGTCGGCATCAGTCAGCGACCTTCGGCTTGCGCCCGCGCTTCTTCGGCGCCGATGGTTCCCCCCACCCTGGCGGAAGGTATCGCGCGGCGTCGAACTCCGGATCCACGACAGGCGCGGGCAGATCGTCAGTCATCGACGTGCGCCAGCCCTCCAGGATCGCCGCATCGAGCGCGGCGGCATCCTCCACCACCATCGAGAGCCAGCCGGGGTGATCGACCTGCCCCGGATACGTGCCGCGCTTATAGACCGCGCGCCGTGCTGTCGGATCGGCCATAGACCTGTCCTGTCACCGCCGCACCGAGTGCGAGACTGATCGCCATCAGTGGGGTATACAAATGTCGTTCGTGGAGGCCATCCGGCAGCTGCACGAGCAGCCGAAGACTCAGCGCCGCCAGCGTGAACAGCAGCGCGAAGCCCCAGAGTGGCCACCGGAACCGCCACGCCGTCTCGACCGCCCCAAGCCAGAGCACCACCGCCGCGAGCGCTGCCGGCTTCGTGAACCAGCTCCAATCGTGGTCAATCGTCAGCGCCGTGCCATCGATCAGCGACTCCGGCACGAGCACGAGCATCCGGATCGCGGCCGCGAGTTGCCCCGCCACGTACCACGGCGACCACGCATAACTAGAGAGGAGCACAGACCGATTAATCTGCACGAGCACGCCGAGCGCGAGCGCGCCAATCGTCACGCCCCAGACCACACGGAGGCGCATCGGCCACTGCTGCCCACTCCACCACGCCCACAGCGGCACGAGCAGGAACGCCGTGACCGCCAGCTCCCGCGCCAGCACCGCCCCCACGCAGCACCCTCCGGCCAGCACTATCCGGCCGCGTTCGACCGCCAACAGTGCGAGCAGGACGCACGTCGCCGCGATCAGCTCCGGACGCGAGGCCACGTAGGCGACGGTTTCCGTCTGGATCGGGAGCAGCCAGAACAGCCCCACCGCCACGACCGCCGCGCCGGCCGACACGCGCCGCACGGCCACACGCCAGAGCAGTACGCCGTTCAGGAGATGCCAGCACAGGTTGACCACGCGATCCGCGGTCGCCCACCCAGGGGTCAGGAGCCATGTGAACCGCGGGAGGCTCCGCACCGGCCAGCGCGCGAATTGCCACGCTTCCCCCGGCCAGCCCTGCCACGGCACGAGCCCGACCAGATCCTCGTAGACATAGCCGCCACGGAGTGAGGAGGCATAGGCGAGCATGGTCAGAAGCCCCAGGCACACCACGGCGCCACCGTGGGCCGCGTACAGACATCGGGGCCGAGCACGCTGATCCGGATCAAGCCGCGGGCCGCTGGACGCCGAATCCCGGTCGGATCGGACACCGCCACGATCTTCAGTGCGTCCACTAAGTGCGTCGTGGCGTCCTCCCATCGTCCCATCTGGCTATAGGCGAGTCCGAGATTGACTGCGGGCCGCGGCAATGTGGGGGTGGTTCGCCGCGCCGCCGTCCACAGTGCGACCTCGTCGCGCCACTGCTCGGCCCGGTGGTGGGTCCGCCACGCACAGAGCCCGAGCAGCAGCGCTAAGAGGATCGATCGACTCACGTCACGGTGTTTCGGGCGGGTTGCCGCTCTGGACACCGTTCGCGCCCGTGATGTCCGTTACCGTCCACGTCCGCGCGCCCGCCGCCCCGCGACAGCCCGCGAGCGCGCCCGTCGGGCTCACCACCGACAGGGTATAGACGGCATCCCCTTCCCCGCGCACGCAGGATCCCTGCGGGGACCGATTCAGAATCGCGCCGATCGGGAACACCCACACCGCCGCGTTGTCGTTATGGGTGGTGGGTCGCGGTCCCCGCTGGACCGGAATCACCGTGCCCGTCGAGTACGACTGCTGGACGCGGTACAGCTCGTTGTCGACCAGCAACCAGATCCCCGCCGTGATGCCCGTGGCACTGTTCACCGTGAGCGTTCGGGTGCTGGCGGTCGTCGTGACGGGTTCCGTGATCGTCGTGGTGACGATGTCGGTCTGGGCCTGACCCCACGTCGGCAGTCCGAGGAGGGCCAGAACCGTCAGCAGGCTAATGAGTAGTTTCTGCATGTCCGTTCTCCCCTTATGCAAACTGCATCCGGACAGCGTTGTTGTCCGAATACAGATCCCCGAAGCCGAGACAGGTATCCAACCGGGTGCGCCACTGGCGTTCGTCTCCGTCGAAATACCGGAGCAACGCCAGCGTCAAGCCGGTTTCTTCGTCTCGCAACTGCCGCGAGATGGTGATGTTCCCGCCCTCCGGTGGCTGGTCGAACTTCACGCCCACGAGCGCGAAGGCGTCCGGCCCGATGGCCAGCCCCTGCAACGGCGTGAGGCCGCTCGGGGTCGTGATCCCCGGCATCAGGGTCAGCGCCGCGCCGTTCGCCGGCAACGCATCGACGTTCTGATACTCGCTGCCAGGCCCGTAGATGACCGGGGAGACCGTGATGGTCGCCGCCGACGCCGCGCCCGTGGTGCTCGTCGTGATGCGGAAGTTCCGCGCCGTGGCCCCGAAGGCTCGACGGGTCCGCGGATTGACCGGCAGCACGTTCGCGATCGAGAACGACGTGCCCTCTAGGAAGGTGTCGCCCGTGGTGCAGGTCAACGTGATCTGGTTGTCGCCGCTCGCCACGGTGTCATTCACCGTGACCGCGCCGGCCCAGGTGCTGACCGTGTACTCGTACAGCGACATCGACTCGTACCAGTCGAAGCCGTCCGCGTTCCCGACGATGCCCGTCCGGTACATCTTCGTGATGTCGGTGGAGGGATTGAAGTTGGTGAAGTTGGCCCCCTTCAGGCCCCGCATCACGACCGGGGGCACGAAGATGCCGAGATCCTTCCCCATCTGCGGACAGCCGAGTTCCACGAGCCGCTGCCGGGCCGCACCAGAGCAGGCATCGAAGGTGGTCGCGTTGGTGTTGTCCCCGACGATGTTTGAGGTGTGCAGGGTGGCCCAGTTCGCGCACCGGGATTCGATTTCCTGCGCCATCTGCGCCACCGCCGGCTCGATGTACTCCTTCGAGAGGATCGCTTCGCCCCGCTCGAGGCTGACGGCCTTCTCGTAGGCGTCCCACTGGTAATGGACCCCGAAAATCTGGTCGCACGTCACCGTGGTCGTCCGCCGATTGAGGTTCTGGGCGTTGAAGCTCAGCCCCTCACGAATGAGGTATTCCTGCGGGAACTTCACGCGCACCGTTTCGCCGGGGGCGAAGTCGCGCTCGAACTCCCGCTGGACCTCCGTGTTGAAATGGGCGCCAATCGCCAACTTGTTAACCAGGAGATCGAGACTCTCCTGCATCAACCAATCGACGGTGGCAAATGCGTTTGGCATCGGTTACGTCCTCAGCGGCGCCCGGACATCTGCTCGGCGCGCTCGCGCCGGCGAATCTCTCGGTACGCCGTGGTGTTTTGGCTCTTGACCGCCGCTGCTTTCGGATCGACCGCCGCTGCGGGTCGGGATCCGAGCGTCTGCGCCGGGGACGGAGCGGAGGTGAGGGTTTTGGAGGGTGCCGGAGCTGGCGTCTCTTTCGTGGCGGGCGCGCTCAGCGCCGCTTCCACCTTGCCGAACTCCTTCACGATCCACTGAATGT